ATAATAAAGTTATATTAGAAATTGGAAGTATTGAAATTCAATTAGTTGAATTAAAACAAAATAAAGAAACTTTATTAGGTATTATCAAAGAAATTAATGTAAAAGAATCAGAATTAGTTAAAACTCTTGAACAAAAATATGGTAAGGGAAGTATCGATATAAATACCGGAGAAATATCCCCTATTATTTAAGACTCCTGCATTTTATATGAATTTATAGATATTTATTAATAGATAATTTCAAATAATAATATTTATAAAAATGAGTGAAGTAATTTTATCAGCAGGTGTATATCAGAATGAGACAGATCAAAGTATATATACACAAGCCCCACCAGCGTTAGGTGCAGCTATAGTAGGCCCTACAGTAAATGGTAGACCATATGTACCTGCATATGTAACTACATATAGTCAATATTTATCAATGTTTGGTGATATTTTCAAAAGTGGTAGTTACTACTATGAATATTTTACATCAATGGCAGCTAAAGATTACTTCCAGAATGGGGGTAAATCTTTATTAGTTACAAGAATCATTAGTGGCTCTGCAAATATAAGTACTTATGCTACTGCAAATGTGGGTGCATATGGTGCTGTAAACCCTGCATTAACTTCTTCATTTCAGTTAGAAGTATTATCATGGGGTGCCCAAATGAATAACACATCTAGTATGTCAAGTGGTTCATTAGATAGTGGTTCTGCAACTAATGTAAGATGGGAAGTAACTAATGTAAATACAGGAAGTGGTACTTTCACTATTGTAGTTCGTAGAGGAGATGATAATCAATCACAGAAAAATATTTTAGAAACTTGGGCAAATGTAAGTTTAGACCCTCAACTTCCAAATTATATTTCTCGTGTAATAGGTGATATTAAACCTGTTTATGATGTAACAAATGCTTTTGTTAATTATACAGGTAGTTTTAAAAATGCTTCTCAATATGTTCGTGTTTCTTCAATTACAACTCCAAACGTAGATTCAATAGATAATAATGGTAATTTCAAAACATCATTATATCTTAATACATTACCTGCTGTAGGTAGTGGTTCATATGGTGGTTCATTTAATGGTGGGGTAGTTGATACAACCGCCCAAAAATTAATGAATGAAAATATTACTACAACAAATATCCAAGGTTTCAGTCCTAATGATTATAATACAGCTTTTACCCTATTAACTAATAAGAACGAATATAGTTACAATGTATTACTGGCTCCTGGTATAGGATTAGATAATGCATCTGCTGATGATATGATAGCTTGTGTTGAAGCAAGAGGTGATGCTTTTGTTCCATTAGATAATGGTATATTCGGTACCTCAGTAGCATCTGCTACAACAAATGCTTCTGGTCAATCAAGTAATTATGGGGCTAATTATTATCCTTGGGTTCAATTATATTCAAGTAATTTAGGAAAAGTTGTTTGGTGTCCTCCAACTACTGTAATAGGTGGTGTATTAGCATTTAATGACCAAGTAGGTGGTGAATGGTTTGCACCTGCAGGTTTAAATAGAGGAGGTATTCCTTCAGTTGTTAAATGTGAAAGAAGATTACAAAAATCAGATATAGATTCTTTATATAGTGGTAATGTAAACCCTGTAGCAACATTCCCACGTAGTGGGGTTGTAATATGGGGTCAAAAGACATTACAACGTAAACCAACATCTCTTGACCGTGTAAACGTTCGTCGTTTATTAATAGCATTGAAAGAATTTATTGGTGAAGTAGCTCGTAATTTAGTATTTGAACAAAATACTACAGTAACTAGAAATTCATTCTTATCTAAAGTAAATCCATTCCTTGAATCAGTTACTCAACGTCAGGGTTTATATGCTTATAAGGTAATAATGGATGATTCAAATAATACTGGAGATGTAATTGATAGAAACCAATTAATGGGTCAAATTTATATTCAGCCAACAAAAACAGCAGAATTTATTATTCTTAATTATAATTTAAGTCCAACCGGAGCTGAATTCCCTGCATAAAAAGCTTAAATAATTAATATTTATTAATATAACAAAACAAAATATAAAATGCCAGTATTAAATCCGAACGAAATTATGTTTACCGCTTTTGAACCTCATGTTCAAAATCGTTTCATATGCTATATTGATGGTATTCCTGCTTATTTGATTAAAAAATTCTCAGCTCCAGGCTTTGATGCTGGTGAAATTATACTAGACCATATTAACGTTTACCGTAAAGTAAAGGGTAAAGTTAGATGGGATGATATGAATCTTGAATTATACAGCCCTGTAACACCAAGTGGTGCTCAGTCAGTAATGGAATGGGCACGTTTAGCTCATGAATCAGTTACAGGTAGAGATGGTTATTCTGATTTTTATAAAAAAGATCTTACATTAAATATTTTAGGACCTATCGGTGATATTGTTGGAGAATGGATAATTAAAGGAGCATATGCTAAAAATGCAAAGTTTGGTGATTTTGATTGGGCTAGTGATTCTGCAATCAGTATTTCATTAACTGTCGCATGCGATTATTGTGTACTTAATTTTTAAAATATAATAAAGATAATTCCAAACCCTTCTGTATATTTACGAATGTACAAAGGGTTTCTTTATGTTCAAAATGAAGAAAAAATGGACTATAGGAAAAAGTAAAAACTACACTTCCAATCTTGAAAAAACTTTTGCTAAAATACTTGATAAACTTAATATCAAATATCAACAATTTTATTATGCAGAAAGTATTAAATCATTTTATGATTTTTATATTCCTAAATATAATTTAATTATTGAAGTTGATGGTGATTTTTGGCATTGTAACCCTAACAGTAAATTTTCCATCCCTAAATATAAAACACAGAAACGCAACATAATTAAAGATAATATAAAAAATGATTGGGCAATAAAAAATGGTTATAAATTATTAAGGTTTTGGGAAGATGATATAAATAACAATGTTAAACAGGTGAAAAAAATATTAAAGGAAAATTTGGTAAACTGATTTATTTTGTATATATTTATATCAAACAATATATTATGAAACAAATATTAATTACATTATTATCAATGTTCTGCATAACGTTAGTAGGTTGTGAAGTAGGAACATTACCAACAGATCCGGTAGGGTTACCTGCTGCGTTTACCCACTGTGCTGAATCAGCGAATTATTGGATAACAGGGATTATAGTAACTTCACTTATTGGTGTAGGTGCCTTTATGATGAAAAAAGCATATGATAAAGATGGTACATTCAGTCCATTCTTATTATTTGGTATGTTAGTACTGTTACTGTTAGTTTGGTGTTATAGACCAAGTGAATTAGCATGGAATACAACAGTAGAAATGGCTGAAAAGGGAATATGGATAGGATATTAATAAATTATAAATAAAAAAATATGGGAGAATTGAATAAAATTCCAACAGAAACCATTTCATTACCTTCTAAGGGTTTATTATACCCTAAAGAAAGCCTTTTATCTTCAGGCGAAATAGAAATGTATTATATGACAGCACGTCATGAAGATATTCTTACAAATAGTAATTATATACGCCAGGGAGTAGTAATAGATAAATTACTACAGGCATTAATAGCATCTAAAATAAATTTTGATGATTTATTAATAGGAGATAAAAATGCAATAATGATTGCAGCACGTGTATTAGGATATGGTGAAAAATATGAATTTACTTATAACCATGAAAACGTACCTAAACAAGGGATAGTTGATTTATCAAAACTGAAAGAAAAAGAAATAGATGAAAGTTTATTTAGTTCTGGAGTAAATGAATTTACTTTTACAACTCCAAAACAAGGAACAGTATTAACATTTAAATTACTTACTCATGGTGATGAGAAAAAAATAGATGCTGAAATCAAAGGATTACAGAAAATATCCCCAGAAAAATCTACAGATGTAACTACCCGTTTAAAATTTATTATAACATCAGTTAATGGAGAACGTGAACAAAAAACAATACGTGATTATGTAGATAATCATTTATTAGCCCCTGATGCAAGGGCATTAAGAGAATATTATGGTAAAATCCAACCAGATATCGAATTAAAATATTATCCTGAAAACTATACTGGGGAGGGTATAGATGTTCCTATTTCCTTAAACTTTTTTTGGCCTGACTCCGGAATATAGACCTATTCTGTTTAAACAAATACATGATATAGTATTCCATGGTAATGGTGGTTTTGATTGGGATACTGTTTATAACATGCCATTATGGTTGCGAAAAACAACGTTTAATTGGTTAAAAGAACATTACGATAAACAGAATGAAGAAAAAAACAAAAACATTCCTGATAATAAAGAACAAAATAAACTAATAAACATACCTGATTATGTTATAAAGAAGGCACCTAAGAAATAGGGTGCCTTCATATTTATTATCATAATATATCAATATGCCTAACCCAACCCCACAAGAATTATTAGATGCTGCTGCTGAATCAGCTAGGATACTTAATGATAGTTTCCTTAGTTTAGGAGCTACTATTAGAGCTCAATTAAA